AAATGTCTAAAATTGCTTTAACTCCTAACGCTAGTGGCACAGGTACGCTAACCATTGCTGCACCTAACACTAGCACTGACAGGACTCTGACGTTACCTGACTCAACAGGAACTATTGATACGTTAGGCAGGGCTGGTAATGTTTTGCAGGTTGTTTCAGCAAATATAAATTCACATTGGGAAACAACTTCTACATCTTATGTAGATGTAACTGGATTGTCCGCCTCAATTACTCCATCTTCTACATCTTCAAAAATATTAGTAATGTATGCAATTAGTGGTGGATGTAACCCAAATACAGCTTATTTTAAAGTTCAAAGAAACGGATCTGATTTGTATAATGGAAGTGGGGCATCTATTAATGCTGCTTTTGTTATTAACGGAAATATTCCAACAAGATATGAAGTTGAATCTTTAACATACAATTATTTAGATTCTCCTTCAAGTACATCCTCTTTAACTTATAAAATACAAGCTTATGTTGATTCTGGAACTACATTAAGAGTTAATGGAAGAGGAGAAAATAATATTTATGCAACAACATCTAGTGTAGTTTTAATGGAGATCGCAGCATGAGTACCATAAAAGCAAACGCAATACTTGATGCTTCTGGTGGTAACACTGTTACGATCAATTCTGTTACGCCTACTGCCTATAACACTATGGGCAAGAACCGCATCATCAACGGAGATATGCGGATATGGCAAAGAGCAACTTCTGTCACTGGGTCTACTGGATATAGCACAGTAGATCGCTGGGACATCCCCGGATCAACATCATCGCTAAATGTAGATCAAAGTTCTGATGTCCCGGCAGGATTCTCGTACTCAACAAAAATAACTGTTGGTACAGCGTCCTCTGCGTCAAGCGCTTATGCCTACATACTTCAGCATATTGAAGGATACAACTGGGCCGATGTTGGTTACGGAACCGCCAACGCCAAGACGACTACGTTGTCTTTTTGGGTTAAGTCTAGCGTAACAGGTACTTTTGGCCTTGCGTTTAGAAATACTGGAACCGCTAGGTTTTATACAACCACGTATGAAATTAGTTCTGCAAATACATGGGAATATAAAACAATCACGATTACTGGTGACACAAGCGGAACTTGGAACACCACTAACGGCGTTGGATTTTCTGTGTTTTGGGATTTGGGTATTGGCTCTACATACAGTTCAACAAGCAACAATGCGTGGACTACTGTTGGATCAAACTACTTTGGTGTAAGCGGGACAACAAAATTAGCATCAACCTCAGGAGCAACCTTCTACATCACCGGAGTCCAACTAGAAGCTGGCTCAGTAGCTACTGAGTTTGAGCGCAGACTGTATGGAATTGAGTTGCAGTTGTGTCAGAGGTATTATTACCGTGTTGAATCAGCTACTAATGGTAATGGTCAATTTTTTATGGGTATGAATTACGACTCTTCTACTTTTTACGGGATCCTTCCGTTGCCTGTTCCTATGAGAGCAAATCCAACACTAACAACAGGTGGAACATTTCGTGTAAATTGGCCGGGTGGTGGCGGAACAACTACTAGTTCTCCAACAATGAATCAAGTATTACCAACTTCTGCTTGGATGCAAGCTGGAGTTTCTGGTGGTCGTGTTGGGGTTGCAGATTTATGTTCTGGTAATAATGATACTTCTACATATCTTGGATGTTCTGCGGAGTTATAAAAATGTATAAAAAATTATTTAACGTAATGACAGGAAAAGATTCGGATACTGTTATTTTAAGAATTTCAGACAACGCTTCTATACCATTTGACCCAGACAACACAGACTACCAAGAGTATCTTGAGTGGCTTGCTGAAGGTAATACACCTGAACCTGCCGACGTATAAGGAAAATTCCAATGGCAACTACAACCAAAAAACCAGCAGTTAAAAAGAAACCGGCAGCAAAAAGAATAGCTGTTGCGCCCCAAACTAATACTCAAGCACAACTAGATTCCCACGAAAGAGAATGTGCGGTTAGGTATGCTTCAGTATTGGATAAATTGAAAAACCTTGATACTCGTATGTTACGTTTGGAAGGCTATTTAATTTTTGGTATTTTAGCTATTATTGCCTCTAGGTACTTAACATGACAACCACAAATACGACTACATTTAATCTCGACCTCAATAACCTTGTAGAAGAGGCGTTTGAGCGTTGCGGGTCTGAGCTACGTACCGGATATGACATGCGTACAGCTCGGAGGTCATTGAATCTACTAACTATAGAATGGGCTAATCGTGGCATTAATTTATGGACGGTCGATCAAGGTGTCATTGATCTTACGCAGGGTACTATTTCATACAATTTACCTGTCGATACTATTGATTTGTTGGATCACGTAGTGCGAACCGGAATGGGGCAAAGTCAAAGCGATATAAATATCACTCGTATCAGCTCCTCTACATACTCCACTATACCTAATAAAAACGCTCAGGGTAGGCCAATACAGGTATGGGTAGACAGGCAATCTGGGGCCACAGAGCCTAGTGGGGTTGCTTATCCAACTATTAATGTATGGCCCGCACCGGATCAAAGTAACTACTATTCGTTTGTATACTGGAGACTTAGACGTATTCAGGATGCTGGAAACGGGGTAAATACTCAGGATATCCCATTTAGGTTTCTGCCTTGTATGGTGGCCGGACTAGCTTATTATTTATCCCTTAAGATTCCAGAGGCTATGAACCGCATTGAGATGTTAAAAATGGCTTATGAAGAGCAGTGGAACCTGGCTTCTACTGAGGATAGAGACAAAGCCTCATTGAGATTGGCCCCTAGAGAGATGTTCTATTAAGGGTAGCTATGCCTAATAAATATGCTACTGGCAAAAAGGCGATAGCGGAATGTGATCGTTGTGGGTTTCAATATAAGCTTAAGGAGTTAAAAGAGCTAACAATTAAGACCAAAAACGTTAATATTCTGGTATGTCCTACGTGTTGGGAACCGGATCAGCCACAGTTACAGCTAGGTATGTACCCTGTAGACGATCCACAGGCTTTACGCAACCCCAGACCAGACAATAGCTACCCTCAGTCAAGGGATATACAATGGGGTTGGAATCCTGTAGGTTTAGATAACCAATTGAATTTAACGGGGCTTGAAGATGATTTGGAAGCCGATGGTGCAATCGGTACGGTAACAGTAACAATCAGTTAAGGAGTTGTCATGAAAGACACTAACAAGTATACACAACCAAAAGAAGTGCCTGTGCCAAACACAGCAGGTTATCCAAACAACGTAGCTAATACTCAGACTCAGAAGGTAAGGGGTGCAGGTGCAGCTACTAAAGGAACTGGATTCAGTAAAAGAACAGCCTAATGAACTACGCTACTTTATTTGAGACGATTCAAGGTTACGCTGAGAATACGTTTCCTAACACATCGGTAAATGACACTTCTGCTTCCGCTACAACTTTTACTAGCAAAGAGCAGATAGATACGTTTATTCAACAGGCTGAGCAGCGCGTTTATAACGCCATTCAGTTACCGGATTTTAGGAAAAACGTTACCGGCAATATGACCTCTGGCAATAAGTACTTGAGTGTACCAGCAGATTTTCTGTCTGTTTATTCTCTTGCGGTTATTGATGCTGACGGAGTTCAAACGTTTCTACTCAATAAAGACGTAAACTTTATTCGGGAATCTTTCCCTGACCCTGGTAGCACTGGGGTTCCAACGCATTATGCGTTATTTAATTCGGAAGCTTTTATACTTGGGCCTACGCCCAACTCAGCCTATTCTGCGGAGCTTCATTATTTCTACTATCCAGAGAGTATTGTAACAGCAGGTACTTCGTGGTTAGGAGATAACTTTGATTCTGTGCTTTTGTATGGGTCATTGCTTGAAGCAGCTACTTTTATGAAGTCAGAAGCAGATGTATTGCAAGGATATCAAAAGAGGTATGACGAGTCTCTTGCATTACTTAAGGAGCTTGGCGACGCTAAAAATCGTCAGGATATGTATAGAACCCCACAGATAAGGTACCCGGTTAAATAATTATGGATGAAGTCGCTTTTTTATTAGGTGGTGGAGTTAGAGTAGAAACAACAAGTAATCGAGGGTTTACTCCAGAAGAGATTGCCAATCGAGCAGTTGATAGGATTATTTCTATTGGAGATCAAACTCATCCGGCTATTAGAGATCAGGCTCAAGCCTACAAAGAGCATATACGAAAGACTTTAATTTTTTATATAAATGAGGCTGTGAGGTCTCACAACGTTACCCTGGCAAACAAGCTCAAAAAAGCGGGTTATCCAGAACTTATACCAATCTTAGATTCATAAGGAGTCAAACATGGCAATTACACAGGCGATGTGTACTTCGTTCAAAGCTGAACTCATGCTAGCAGTGCATGATCTTCGGAACACTACTGGAGACACATTTAAATTAGCCCTTTACACATCATCTGCATCTATTGATGCAAACACCACAGCTTATAGTGCTACCAACGAAGCATCAGGTACAAACTATACGGCTGGCGGAGAGAACCTAACCAATAACGGTGTTACTTCAACCAATACAAGTGCATCCGCTGGTACGGGTTATGCAGATTTTGCAGACCTTACATTTTCAAACGTATCAGTAACCGCACGTGGTGCTCTTATTTATAACAACACACCATCAGCTAACGGTATTTCTGGAGCAGTTCCAAATGCTGCAGTTGCGGTATTAGATTTTGGTGCAGATAAGACATCTACAGACGGTGACTTCGTTATTATTTTCCCAACAGCAGACGCGACATCGGCAATCATCCGTATTGCGTAGTTAAGCTATGGCAGCCACTGGCGACTGGGGTGAGGGTAGATATGGCGTAGCCTACTGGGGTTATGGTCAAATTGATGCGTCTGCATCACCTACCGGACTCTCAGCAACCAGTGGTGTTGGTACCGTATCTGTTACGGCGGATGCGAATGTAACATTAACAGGGGTATCAGCCAGTGGAGCATTAGGCACTTCAGTAGTTAGAGGTGCTGCAACTGTAACGGTTACTGGAGTCGAAGCTAGTGGTGATTTAGGTTCTGTAGTCGTTAGAGTTGCAATAGATGCAGAAGTAACAGGTGTATCAGCTAGTGCGAGTGTAGGAACAACCAGTGTTACCGGGGACGCAAATGTAACGCTAACTGGAGTAGAAGCCAGTGGTGCTCTTGGAACGGCAACAATCAGCGGCGATACAAACGTATCAGTTACCGGTGAAGAAGCTATTTCAAGTGCAGGTTCAGTCTCTATTACTGGTGCTGCAAATGTAACGCTAACTGGGGTTTCAGCTAGTGGGGCGTTAGGAACAGCAACTACTACATCAGATGCAAATGTAACGGTTACTGGTGAAGAAGCTAGCGCAAGTGTAGGATCAGTTTCTGTTGTAGGTAAGACAAATGTTTATCCGATTGGGGTATCAGCTAGCGGAGCACTAGGTACAGCGGTTGCTAGAGGTAAAGCAAATGTAACAGTTACGGGTGAAGAAGGTACTATTACCCTTGGAGCATATGCTGTTAAAACCATAAACCTCATATCAGTTACTGGGGTTGAGGCTAGTGGAGAACTCGGAGATGCTGATGTTGTAGGTAGAGCAAAGGTACGCTTAGTTGGAGTTTCGGCGCAGGGGCTAGTAACTACGCCGTTAGTTTGGAATACAATAGTGCCGGGTCAAGACCCGAATTGGCAGTTAATTAATGACGATCAGACTTCAGGATGGCAAGAAGTAGATGATACACAATCAGCTAATTGGTTAAAGATAGCAGCATAGGAGCTATAAATGGCAAGTACATACTCAACAAACTTAAAACTTCAGTTAATGAGTACTGGAGAAAACCTCAATTCTTGGGGGTCTGTTACTAATACTAACTTGGGTACAGCTCTCGAAGAAGCTATTGGCGGAACCGCTAACGTGACTTTTTCTAGTGCTGATGTGACTTTGACTCTTTCAGATAACCCCGGTACCCAGACCGCTAGAAATATGAGATTGAATCTTACGGGTGTATCTGGTGGGGCTAGGGATTTAAATGTACCCGCTATTGAGAAAATGTATCTCGTGTACAACGGCCTCTCAGATGCGTGTACGGTAAAGGTTTCGGGGCAAACAGGTGTAACGGTACCAGTGGGTAAAACCATGCTGCTTATTAATAATGGTACAGATGTGGTTGACGCTGTTACCCACCTTTCTTCTTTAACTCTAGCTTCAGCACTTCCGGTAACTAGTGGGGGTACAGGAACTACTACTTCTACTGGCACGGGGTCAGTTGTATTATCTGCTTCTCCAGTACTAACAGGGAATCCTACGGCACCTACTCAAAGTGCTGGGGACAACTCAACCAAGATTGCTACTACTCAATATGTAGATAACGCAACTGGTTCGCTGGGTACTTTGGCTTCTCAAGATGCAAATAATGTATCTATTAGTGGTGGGTCAATAACCGGAACATCTATTAATAGCATTACAGTTGGCTCTAATGGGTCTGGGACTAGAACAATATCTACTTCTACCCCTGTTGGTGGATCTAGTGGTGATGTTCACTATAGGATTTCTTAATAATGTCTGATTTTCCAAGTAAAGAACAGTTAGATCAGGAGATCGTAGACTCTTACGAAAGGACTTCTGAGCATTTAAGAAGTAACCAGCAGCTACAACAAGAACGTTTGGCTGTATGTAATAACTGTCCGGCTAAAACTACTTTATATGAACACTTTGATGGTTGTAGTGAATGTAATTGCATATTAAAAATTAGAGTGCAGGTTACTAGTTCTACATGCCCATTAGGAAAATGGTAAATGACTGTTTATACAACACCTCAACCGTACGTTAATTCTGCTGGTACTTGGAAAACTACTAGACTTATCTACGTTAACAACGGTGGTACTTGGGAAATATGCAGGGAAGTTTATGTAAATGATGGTGGCACTTGGAAAAGAGTATATCCAGTAGATCTTAGTCAAGACATAAAGACCTCAAGTGGTACTTTTACTGTACCCGATACTATTTCAAGAATACGTATACTTGCTGCTGGCGGTGGCGGAGGTGGCGGTGGTAGTTTAACGGGTGGATGTGGATCAGTTAACCACTCAGGAGGTTCTGGTGGTGGCGGTG